CGGCACGCTTTTCGATACTTCTGCCAGGTGGAACGAATGCGAGAAGCTAGCCAACGGAAACAAACGTATGTTTTGGGAATGCTATCAATCACCGAGGTTCATGAACCTGGATAAGCCTAAGTGGGACGTTATCACGTTTGTGCAACAGTTGATTGAAGAGAAAAAGCCAGAAGTGATAGCAGTAGTCAGTGGGCGTTCGGAAAAACAGCGTGAAGACACTCTCAAACAGCTGTCTGCGATAGGGATAGAGCCAAACGAGGTCGTGCTGAGGGCTGAGAAGGACTTCAGGAAAGACCATGAGTTTAAGAGCGATGTGGTAAGGAAGCTCAGGGAAAAATATGGAGAGGGTAAGGTAATAGCGATAGATGATAGTGACGCGGTGCTACAATATTTGGGAAAAGAAGGGGAGATAGAAGTAATAGATGCGAAAAAGATAGAAAAAAAAGAGAGAAAGGAGAATACGAATACCCTGTGATAAGGAGAGGAAGAGAGGAAAAAAATTATGAAGAGGAAGAAGAGAGGTCTGATTTGATCTGGAGCAGAAGAAATGGGGAAAGGTGACACGGGTTTTTGTTATATGCCAAAACGTAATGAACACAAATCGGCGAGATGTTATATTGTAGTGCTATTTTCTCTATCATTTTTCTGTCAACTGCTGTATTGTTAGTACTTTTGCTCCAGAGATTGTACTTCCACCAATCACTGTCATCACAACTATTATCTTTATCGCCGAGCATCTTGTTAAAATGACATACTATTTTTTGCAAATCACTGCTTACTGGCATAGGTTCTTCTTTAATGTTGTAATACTTTATGACATACTTGTTTGAACTGTTTGCTAGTTGTAAAAGTGTGTATAAAAGTGCGTGAACATGTGGTGGGGCATTGTAGTATGACTCGTGTAGAAATAACGTGAAGAAGAAGTATGGTATTTTCAGATTAACAAGAGAATTAACAAACTTCTCGATGCTTATTAGCGAAATCAGTGGGAATTTTTTGCTGTATGGATCTGCGATTTCAGCTTGAGGCAGTTCTTTTTTTAACCTGTCAAATTTACTCGGTTTTGTTAAAATAAATAATGGTGTCAGTATTTCATTCCCTTCAAAATTGATCGTTGTGGTCATCTGGATTTCGTAAAAGTTGGAGTAAAATGCTAACTCCGCAGGATTTATGTAACCTTGGGAAAGCAACCACTTGAATTTTTTTACCTCTGGTTGAAACTGTTCGCTCATTTTTGGTCACCTCAGAACACATAGAACTTTCTCTGCATCGATGAATAGTGCCAAAGCCTTCCGAATCCTGCCAACTGCGATAGCTGTACTACAAGCTCGTACGGTAGCCCAGAAATATAGACTCCTCCTTGTTTTAGTAACAATTTAATTTTCTCGAATTCGTTCAATTCTATAGTAATCACTTCTGTATCGTTGTATTTTTTACTTAATAATTCTAAAGCATACTTTGCTAGAAACAGTGGCGATTTCTCATCGGCACTAAGTACTTCTTTCGTCGTTATAAAGTACTTTAGTGATATCGTATGGCGTAAAACTAAAATTGCCCCTATAATTCCGCCTGTCCCGCTAACTGCTACAGAGGCAGGGGAGGAGATTCTGGCATCTGTAACTAATTGATTGTAAACGAACTCTACTGGCACCTGTGGTGCTTGCTCGGCACTGTTTATTGCAAAATCGACGTGTTGCCTTTCGATCCTAGGAGACTTTAGGATGGTCTCCCAGGTTATTTGCTGGGTTGTTTGCGTAGAATTAGGATTTGTTTGATTTGTAGAATTAGGATTATTAGGATTTGTTTTAACTTGTGATTGGGGGTTTGATTTAACTTGTGGAGAGGACATATTTGATCAATCGTATTTTTGCCAAACCAGATATTTAAGTTTTCTGCACAACCAGTTAGGAGGAAAAGAGGTTGAGGCGAGTGAGGAGGAGGGAAGAAAGAAGATATCAAACAGATGTTTATGAGAAGAAATAAATAAAAAACGGGTTAGTTTCAGATTTCAGAGTACCTTATCATAATACTCCCATTCCCTTCTTTTCCTCTCCTCCAAATACTCTTCCAAATATCTGTCGATACATTGTATGATATCGATATCGTTGATCCTCGAGTCATTTGAATCATCAACATACGCCATGTTACCAGGCTTCGGCATGATCTCTATAAACTTTTTCAGTATTGTGTGTGCCTTCGGATCGCTTAGTATATCCCATAGTTCATTGTAATAGTGCATCCCATACTCTAAGATAACAGTTTCTTTAATGCCGTCAGTGTCCACATTGACTTCTTTTATCGTTATTATTGCTGAATTTAGTGGTGCAAACACCCATAAGCTAAACTTAAAGTACTTACCATGTAAAAGTTGGTAGATTAATCTGTTGTTCTGTTTGTCTACCTTTGCAGGTCTTAAAAACTTGCCCCTTGCAAAGAGTAGTTCATGTTTAATGCTTTCTGTTATATGACCGTCTGTTCTATGCCTACTTGTTGCACTATAATGCCTACTTGTTACACTATACTCTATTTCTTGCCTTGCCATTCTTTTCCCCAATATACTTTCGATAACGAAAATATATAAATTTTCTGCCTAACCTATTAGGCAGAAAAGGATAGAATAAACACCGTATACCATCCTTCAAGACGCGGAGCAGATCGAGGGCTTGGTACGGCGAAAACAACTCTAAAATAGCTGTTTGAAAAAAGAAAGGATAAAAAACGGGTCGGCTTTTAGGTTACGATGTAAGCGAATATAACTTATATAACTCCATCTGGATTTTTTGCACAGCAAAATAAGCTTCACCTAGCTTATTTTTGTCCAGATTATCCTTCTTAATCTCATCAACAAATTGTTGCAACTCACTGAGATCATTTTTTAGCATTTCTATGATTTTGTCCACCATTATTTCATCCGGGTTCATTGCACTTAATTATTGTTAAGGCTGGTATTTAAATCTTCTGCCCAACTAGTTAGACGGGAAATGACGAGCTGGATACGCCTAAAACTCGAAAACAGCTGTTTGCGAGAAGAAGCGAATAAAAAACGGGTTAGATTAGCTCACATCGAAACACTGTCCTCGTCGTAACCATAGTCGAAATCTGCGTCGTCAAATCTATACACAACATTAGTGCAGTCCTCCTCGTCGTAATTGTCTAGACAAAGCTCTTCATACAGCATTTCTAGCATTTCATCTTTTTCATCTTTTTTCGTCCACTTCTTCTTTTTGGGAGTGAGAGTCTTTTTGGGAGTGAGAGCCGTCTAGAACACCTCAATTATCAACTATTGTTAAGGCTGGTATTTAAATCTTCTGCCCAACTAGTTAGATGGGAAATCACGAGCTGGAACAGCTGTTGTCTAAGAGCTTAAAAACAAGTTTCCCCTAGATTAAAGTATGGCTATGGATTTTCGTCAGGAAGAAGGCAATAAAAACATCGTCAACGACTCATTTGAATTCTTCGTCGATCTCGTCAGGACGAGTCCAAAACGCACTAAGGCTGAGAAAACATCACTTAAGGTTACTGAATTAGCTAAAAACGGTTTTGTCGTAACAGCAAAAATTAGAACTTTGACTGCTTCGGGTTTTCCAGAGGTATTTGATAAGCTTGCGGAAAAGGCTGACGAGTTTGCTAATTCAGTATCGGAATTTACTGGGGCTGAGCTAATTGATGATAAAAATTACAGGGTCAGGGAAGCCTCAATACTCTCCTTTTTAATATTAACAGACGCTATGAAGTCCTTAAAAATACTTGAGAAGCTGGACAACCTAATAAATAAATTAACTCTGCGTGAATACCTTTACCTCTACAACTCCAAACTCCCCTTGCTGAACGCGGAAATAGGAGATATCCTAAGGTTTGCGAAGGAGGTGTGCGGTGACGCCTGCAATAATTTATCTGTTGAAAATCTCCGCAACGGGCTTGTCCCTCTTCTGCTAATGGGTCTAAGCAGTGAGATCAGTCTGGACGAGGAAGGGAAGAAGAAGAGGTATATGACTACGGGGTTAGGATTATACATTCTTAATTTCTTAAAATCTCATAACACGTATACCCTGGATAAGGCAAGTTATAAAGAATTAATACGCAACCTGAATAATATATTCGATTTGCATAAATTTATCGTCAAAAATATATCGGATCTTATAAACGAATCCCCGATGTCTATCTATTCGAGATACTACGGAGACAAGAGCTATTCTCCAGGCTTATTAGAATTAGACATGGCAAATTTTATGCTAAGTATCGCTTATCAGTACGACGAAATGTCAAGTAAAATATCGCCGAGATACTTAGCTGACTTTCCGAGGTTGAACCTAAATTATATATTAAATAGGATTATCTTGGCTTAGACTTTCTAAAAAGAGAAAGAGAAAAAAGAATTATTGACTTTGTGGTTGGTTTTTGGTGTTGTTTTGTTTAGGCTTGGGTTTGAAAACGATTACCTTATTTTGTGTGTCTAAGAATGGGTCATAATCATCGACTAAAAACACAGCTGATTTCCCCGGCACAGATATATAATAGAGGGGGTATACCTTACCGTTTTTTTTCGTTGATTTTATCCTCCATCTGAGCTTTATTTCGACCATCTGTGTTTTCACCTATTATATAATTATGAGTTATAGCCTTAAAAAGTGGTCGAGATAGTTAGGCAGAAAGCTTACGCAAGATTTCGACGGCGTCTTTTGTCTGAGTGTATCGTACAATATATCTGTAATCTTGATGACCCGTTATCTTCGCAATAAGTGCGGGGTCTGTGGCATTTTTTACAAGGAAGGAGATCGGTGCGTATCGTAACGAATGTGTATTAATCTTCAGGTACTTCCGTGCAAACATTCTTAGCCTCGCTTTTAGTTTATCATCAGCGATTGTGAGTATCGATTTGTACGCTGATCTGTTTCTGATAACCTCAGGAATAATGAAGACCCTTGTATTACCGTGCTTTTCTGCTTGAAGCCAGAACTCCCTTTGTCCTGACTCAACAAACGTCTTAAAAGCCCTTATCGCCTCGCCTATTCTAGCTCCGTTTAACAGCTGTATGAGGAGGATAGCGACGTACGCCTCCTGGGGCATCAAGTTGATATCAAACAGCTGTTTGTACGCAGACGTGAGTACTTTCTTTGCTTCGAGGAAATCCACGGAGTAGTCCCAACTGTGTTCTATCTTCTTCTTGCCGAGCGGTCTCAGGATCTTCTTAAGTAACTCACTCTCCTCTCTCTTTCCTTTCTTCTTCTCCTCCTTCAGCCCCAGCTTCACTGCGATAAGGTCGACGATATCCTTCCATCCCTTCTCCCTAGCTTCTTTAAGATACTCCAGAAGTTTAGGAGAGTTGTCTGGAAGGTTCTGAATTATTTGTTTAAGTTCGTCCTTGTCCATTTTTCTCACATCCCTTTAGAACTATACTTGTCAATCACGTTATCATGTTCTAAATTGAATACACAAACGTCAATGTTAGTATTAATTTTGTCTTTCTCCTTTACGTTGCAAAACGTTATCCATACAACTTTTTCTGAAACCTTATTGAGCATATTCAGGATTTCATCATGTTTGTCCAGTCCCGAATAAACCCCTACATCATACTTGCCCAGGTACTGCAGGTCATCTTCTGTTACATACTTGATGACGTAGTTGAGGCTAAGCCCCTTTTCCACCACCTCTGGGAAAATGTAGTTACTGTAAATTACAGCATAAGGAGCCCAGCCTTCGAAAGTATCTACATGTTTAGCATAATGCGACAATACATAAGCTAAATACCCGTTACCTCCTCCTATTTCAATTACCTTCTTGCCCTTGACGATATCCACGAGTTTTTCAAGTTCCTTAATTTTACTCACGTCGTCGTAATCCCAAACCAACGGCACTTTCCAGCCTAAGTCCTCGTCTACTCTTGCGTATTTGATCGACATCCTCATTGACTGTTTCTCGGCGTGACTGTCAATAGTGTAAATGATATTCTTAGGGATTATTTTAGGGCGTATTTCACCAATTTCCTTAAGTTCAATCATTTTTCCTCACCTTACTCCTCTTCATAGAGATCCATGTCCTCTTCCAGCTCCTCTTCCTCTTCTTGGCAGAGGATTTCGCATAAATCCCCGCATACCTCCCATGTACAGTCCTCACAACTCGTTGCTCTACTGCAGATCTCATCTACTTCGTCCTCTATCTTTTCTATCTCTTCCTCATCTTCTTCTTCATAGAGATCCATTTCGTTTTCTTCCTCATCTTCTTCCCAATCTTCTTCCACTTTCATCACCTCACATGAGCTTCCTACGAAAAATTCTCATTTAACATCGACGATGAAGAAGTAGATAACGACCACCCTTCATCGTAGCGTTTCACGTACTCAACCAGATGTTTGAACTGCATGAATTCGTAGACCTTGCACGTACCGTCCTTGAGTTTCACCATAACCCTGCTGTCTGCGTTCTCAAGCACCAGTGCTTTACATAATACCTCGTTGTCATATCTGCCCAGGTCTCTCATTATAGGCTCTACGACTTCGAACTTAAGCCCACGGTTCTTGATCTCTTCAAGGAGCCTCATTTTGACGGACTCAGGTACCACAGGAATTAGCAGAACTCTTTCGTATGTTTTACCGTTGAAATTCCTCATCTCGTCTAGAAAGTCCTCAACGTTGTATATTCCTTTATTATATATTATGATATTATAGCCCGCGTCCTTCAGTACTTTCTCTTGGGCTGGTAACAATTTCTCCCTGGAAACCCATATTGCGACCTTCATGATGACACCTCAACGACAACTATTTCGAATTTGTTGGGGTCTATCCTGCCGTTATGAAGTCTCTCGGCTTCCGCTATCCATTCCTCAACGCTTTCAAATCCACTATAATCTGTATACTCACTTAGTGAGAAGGGTGAGAGAGGGGCTATTGCGATAACCTTACCGTAGAACTTCTTATCCCCTACTTTCATTACGACCTTTTTACCTACTCTATAGTACCCTTTCCTTCTAATCGTTGCAACTAATTTAGCTCCATTCAAAATGTATTTTTGTACAGTAAATGAATTGAAAATCATGTGTGGGTCACCTCGCTTATGAAAGGCTTTACTTCTATTTGATCTGTGAATATTCTCCATATGAAATCGTCTAGAGAAAGAAATCCGCATCCTCCCTCTACCTGTAGGCATTTGAAATGTACTTCAGAACAATACCAAGGCTCTTTGAATACTACGTCGAAATCGGCTATGTACCCCAAATAATCCATATATAGTATAATTCTCAGCTTCTGCAATCCCTCTTTCAAGACGTTTAAATAGTCGATTAGGTCTCTCATTTCTTCCTCATTTAGTTCATCTTTGTCATGTAATTTTCTAACAATTTGCCATAAATATTTCATGCAGAGGTCACCTAACTCTGGAGGTCTATGATAATATCTTCTATCTCTTCTACTATTTCTTCAATATATTCCAACCTACTTTTGAGAAATTCCCGTTCGTTAAATTGTTCTTCATTAAGATTTTCATCAAGATATGCATCAATTTTCTTAATCATATCTTTGATACTATCTTCAGCATTCTCTAAATCCAATTGGGCGTCTTTCAAATAATCTATAATTTCCTTATACGGAGTATCGACCATGATGGGTCACCTCACCCCTCCTCTTCAATTTTCCTTATTTCTATTTTAGTGTCATCACCAAACTCCACTCTGATTTTCTTGTACACACCAGGGATCTCTAAATATAGGACGTCAGCGTGGTTAAACCCAGTCCTCATCCTGACGTTTTCAACATCGTCAGGGTCTATAGGTTCGTTGCATTCGCTTATCTTGTATATAGAAGAAAGTGTAGCCTTGTTGCCTTCGACATCATATTCTAAAAGTACAGATAGTATTTCTCCACTTCTTCCTCTTATTACTCCGAATTCGTAAAATCTTGTATTTGAAGAATATATTATAATTGGAAGAGGAGCTATATCACATAAGGAAGACATTACAGATTTTAACATTAGATAGACGAATATTTTACTTATGTTACTATCTCCGTTTCTGTTCAGATTCTCACTAAGACTTGCAAGATGGACATAGAGACTCTCAAAACGCCGATGGGGTTCGAATTCATTTAGTTTGTCTTTTTTTATATTAAGCCACTCCCAAAAAAATTGAATTTCGTTCTCTTTATTTTGACTTAACTCCCTCTTATCGTTCATTTCGCTTTCCCTCATATTATCCTCTCAAACAGAAGTTTAAAAAGCCCAACGAGTTTCGCTTTGGGCCGAAAGAGAAATGTTTTTAGTTCACCATTCCCATGTTTTATATGAGGGAAAATGAAGGAAGTAAATTTAGACGGATTGTTAAAAGCAGAATTAGTAAACATCGAAGAAAATAACGATAAGTTAAAAATAACGTTTAAGGTTACTGCCAGCGAGCCATTAGCGTTCAAACTTAATAACAATGTTATTGCGATTACAGAACATTATGACATTTATGAAGTAGCTTTACAGGTATTTCCAGCAATAAAGCTCACATATTCAGTGAAAAATATTGCCACAGATAATAAAGAAATATCAACGTTTGAATATCTTATAGACATAGATACTCTGGGCTTCAGTGACTATGACGAATTTAAACAGTTTTTAATTAAATATCCGAAATATATACGTTATCTGGAATTTGTGTACCGTCTCGTTAGCATGCGACCATGGTCATTCTTACTTAATATTTCTAGTATTTCATACAAAAATAATATAAAATTTGGTAAAAATGAAATAGAAATAACTGTGGAAAAGGTACGCATCAGTAACTTCCTCGGGAAACACAATTTTAATGAAAATATAACGTTCAGAATACTGAACAGAAATAACTATGCAGTACTGTCTGTGGCAAATATCTCTCTTGTAGATTTCGGCATTAGTATTATGTATAATGACTTCATTAAAATACTAGAAGAAGAACCAAAACCAATATTGAACACATTAATAATGCTAATAATAACTCTACTAGACTGACACGTTTAATTATGACCTAAAGCAAAAGTTTTTCCTTCCTCACCTATTTCTTTTCCCTGGAGCTGACCTCTGGGGGGGTCGAAAGAGAGAATAACTCCAACAGCTGTTTTAAGACTTTGCCATTCGTTCCGTTACCCTCCATCACCCTACTTACCGTCTAACTGGTTAGACAGAAGGCTTAAATATTGGCGAGGCATAAATGCATATATCTTTTCTATTCTCATTTACTTTCACCCTAACTGATTAGGTAGAAAAGTATAAATACCTGTTTAACAAATATGTTCAGAGGGTAGTATAAATGACTACATTAAAATCCATAAAATCAGTAGTCATTGATATAACACGCCTAGTTTTATTATTTCTAGTAATGTTTTTACCATTAATCTTTATAATCGTACTGAGTCAGTTAGCTGTATTGGCTGTAAAAATAGACTCACTACTAGGAATTTTCTTGTTTTTACCTGCTGTTATACTTATGCATTATTTTCTTGGTAAGTACGGATCTATCTACAAATTAGTTTTCACAGGAGACGATATACAGTTTTCAGAAGAACACAAAGATATCAATATGGCACTGCTAGCAGGCTCAGCAATGTACTTAGTAACGATTATCGATATTTCGAGGCTTCTCATAAATACACCTTGGTCTTTAACAAAAATTGGTCTAGGGATCATTATTGTACTTCTGCTCGTTTATGTTCTACATAATAGAAGCTACTATAATGCTTTAAAACTTATAGAAAAAATCTGGGGATTACTCTCCTAAAGGAGAATATGATAAACTATATAATTTTCTAAAGAGCTTAGGTTTTCTTCCTTCTGACATTTGGGAAAATCGAGTACTTAATTCCTAAGGTGTTAATGAGTTCAAGGACAGGAACGATGACCAGCTACGTATATATTATACTAAAGTTTCGGCAGGAGACGAAACTACGTATTTTATTGATAAGATAGAGGTTGAGCTTGAGGAAAATATACAGAA